AGCGTTGTACAGCCTTAGTAGCTTGATAAGAACCCGGAACTTTTTGACCAATATACGGCATACTTTATTCCTTATGAACTAATAGTATCAACTACGGAAACCCAAACATCTGCGCTTGATGCAGTATCACTCTTTACGTTAAGTATATCGCCAGATTGCATTACAACCTTTGCTCCACCATCCAAGACTTGCAGGGCTGAACCTACTGGGATTGGGGCATCTTTTATAATGTAATAATCATCAGTAGCACCAGCGCCAGTGATGTATACGTCCATCAAGATTTGGGTGGTTGTTACATTAGCAATGTTAATACCAATTAAGGCATCATCAGAGTTAGCGGTTCGTAAAACAACTTCACCTGTGCCAACATTCCTTGCAATGTTTCTTTCAAAGTCCTGTGCCATAATAAATCCTTATTTTACAACGCGATAGCCATAGCCACTGCGAAACCAGCAGTCGCACCTGTGGATGATAGATTAGTTAATTGTGACCCGTCTACTGCTGGTAGCCTAGCTGAACCATCCAAAACCACAGTATTTCCAGCAGAAGTTCCTGTATCAGTAATCGCTGCTGTTCCTAGTCCAAGTGATGTACGCGCAGTTCCTGCGGTCTCTAGCACAAAGTTGGAACCATCGCCTACAATAAAACCGCCATTTGTTACCGCTAGTCCAGCTACATCCTGTAGCTGTGCATCTAGTCTTGCATTAGCAATTGTGCCTGTAAGCTGTGTAGCTACAATAGACTTGTTAGTAAGTGTTTGTGTAGCTGTAGTACCTACAATCTCTTGGTTGCCACCAGCCGGAAGCGTCAGGGTGTTTGTAACAGTGGCTGAGTGTGGCTGCGCTTTGACTGTTTGACCGTGACTGTTGGACTCGCAGTTAAATATAATACTGCCAGGGTTAGTGTTCCCCTTTACAACCACAGCGCCTGTGCCATTTGGTGCAAGGTCTAAGTTGGCATTGGATGTTGTAACAATATCATTGCCATTAGTGTCTAGGTTGCCACCTAACTGTGGTGTGCTATCCTCAACAACATTGGCTAGATTGCCTAGTGATGAAACTACGTTAATCCATGCGCTACCGTTGTAAACGCGCATGTCACCGTCACTGCTGTTGAAATACAAAGCGCCTGTAATTAGCGCGTCACCGTCATTATCGACTAAAACATCCGCGCTTTTTGCCCCAAGATACCTGTCATCAAAATTATCATATGTCGTAGCGGCAGATGTAGCTGAACTTGCTGAGGCCGTTGCACTACTAGCTGATGCGGTAGCGCTGCTGGCGGCTGCTGTCGCGCTTGATGCCGCAGCCGTGGCTGATGCGGCGGCTGATACAGCATCTACAAGCAACGCCCAATAACTTGTGTTTGTTAAAGCTGTGCCACTAGGGGAATCTTGCAGTGCAATATATACGTTGTTTAACTGCGCTGTGGTGGTTGACTTTACAATGTCACGTTCAATGTAATTAGCCGTAGTCGTTGTAGCGTCTGAACCCTTAAATGTACCAATCTCTTGGAAGATGGCTAAGTCACCGCTAGTGTCAAACCCAAGGATTTTGTTAGCACGTTCTGTTGCCCCTGCTGTAAATTCAGCCGTAGCAATGGTGTTTGTTTGTGATAGCTTGAGTGAACGCCCGACTTCTTCTTGTAGTTCCTGTGTGATAAAAGTCAGTTTATCCAGTGCATCTTCGTGCGTATCGGCTGGGAACGGGTCGTTTGCTACATAGTCTGTAAGCTGGGTACGGGCTGTTGTTCTAAGCAACACAACAGTCTCACCGCTTGCAGGGATATTGCCTGATGTAAACGTAACATTACCACCACTGCCGCTACCTACACCCGATACGGTGTAATGCGTGGTTTTTGTTTTGGTTGTTTCAACACCAGTTGCGTCAGTACGGATAACAACAGTAATATCGTCATCATCAAAGATTTTGAACGTATACGCAAAGACGCTAGTGCTGGCATTACCGCTGTAACTGTTTCTGGTTGTGGTGCTACTAACTGTCATTTCAAACTCCTAGAGTATATATACCTTATTTTGATGGTTTAAGAAAGCACTGGCTTATTTAACGTATTGAGAGGGTGGAAAGTAAAACTCTTGGTCTGTGTCTTTTTTCATTCTTCTTTCCATTCTTTTAAAGTAACCAGGGTTCACAAACTCTGTTAGTTCATATGCAAACAAATAATCTACCGCTAACTTTCCATAAAACAAATTCATGTACGGTGTGTTGCGCAGCATTAGTTGTGCTGCGTTACCAGCCGCGTCATCACCATCTCTAAATTTTGCATAAAGTTTTAAAATATCACCCGCTGTACCAAGCGTAGGGCCAGCAAACGTCTCTAGCGGCGACTGCCCGTACCTGTTGAACTCACCAAATATAAAGTCACCGTATATCCCTGCGCCGCCGCCTTGCGTAAACGCCCTGATAAACGCATCTTTGCTTTTGGTAAAATCGTCAGAAAATACTTCCTGTGGCTCTTTGCCCTTCAATATGTCCTTGGTAGCTACTGAGATGTAGCCCATAGCAGTAGTGCCAAGCATCATTTTAGCAACGCCTAGTTTACCGCCCGACTCTAGCTGCCGCCCTATTCCTTTAGTAACATAGGTAATTGGGAAACCTTTAAGCTGCATTATCATTCGCACAGCCTCGCCTGCCACTGTTCCACGCGGCAAGCCTTGGTTCATTATTGCACGTTCACGCGCACCTGGCGTTGGTATGGCTGTGTCGGCGCTGTCTGAATAGTAAGAGGCTATCTTTGTGCGTAACTCATCTTTGTATTGCTGGCGCATATCGTCAGTAACATCCAGAGTACCACGCAAGTCTCTGATAATAGGGTCTATTTTCTGGTTGTCTATGCTGTCTATTATGTCAGTAGTAAGGTACTGCCGCCCGTCTGCCATTGTTAAATCTAAGTCACGAAACAAAGGCCACTCAGTTTCACCAATGTTATACAAACCCAACAAACGCTGGGTAGCCGCTGGCACTTGTGAAAAATCTTTCTTAGTGTAGTTTGCCAAATCTGCTGAAAGCATACGGGCAAGACCAACTTTTTGAGTGTGGTTCCACCACTGCATGCCGTTTAACTTAAAAAATGTTTGTTGCGCTTTTGATATTTGCCCAGGCGCACTGTCGTTTGCGCTAAACCTAGAATGTATTTCTGCCAGTTCGTTCTCAACGCCAATGTTCAAAAGCAGTGCTAGTTCTTTTTGTTCTTCGCTATTGAATATTCTAAAGGTATCTCTTAGCGCAGTGGCGTATGCGCCGAATACACCGCGTTCTGTGTTTGAGTTTATAAACGCAGCTTTTGTAGCTATATCAGAAAATGATGATATTGTTGCCATGCCTAACTTAGACATAGCCTGCAACGCCCGTAGCCCTGACGCGATGCCAGACCAAGTGACGCTTGTTCCTAATATTGGTGCGCCTGCACCGATGGCCCTAGTTGTTCCATCTAGTTCAGCAAATTGATTTCTCAAAGCGCGTTCACTAAACTTCTCAAACAGTTTTGGCTTTGCCTTTAGCGGCATTGGTGCATCTTTAACTATCCTATCAAACATGGCTTTTGGGTTTGTGCCAAATGTTTCTATTAAACCAATGTTTTGTGCATCATGGCCTAATCCAGAATATACGGCTTCTCGCAAAGGTTGGCGGCTAAATTTATTAGCATACTGAAACGCTGACTCACCATTCTTAAAATGTATCAACCTTTCGGCACTCATTTTCTTCGCAAGATTTGCATAACCTTTGTAGCCACCAAGAGGGTCTAAGCTTCCATCTTGTCCATAAATACCATCAGCTTTCATGTGGTTGCCCGACACTAGGTTGTCGTACATGTTTCCTAAAAACTCGTCTTCTGACATGTCTTCCGGCTTGTTCATGTAGGTTTTTTTAGTGTCTATGCGTTCCTTAACAAAGTTAATCCAGTCTGTCTTGTCCTGCTCAAGCCCTTTACCGCGTAACAGTAGCGGGTCATGGTTTTGCCTTACGACATAATTAGACAATTCCCGAATAGCTGCACCAGCACGGTTTTTTCTTTTTAACATGCGGGTTTGCACTTTTTGTATAGCTTCAGCAATTTGCCTAGCTTCTTTATTTTTTGAAGAACCCAGCCCATCAAACATTTCTTGGTATATCTTCCCGTCCAAATCACCGCTTTTGAAAATGTCTAAGTTATCATGGCGTTTTAACTCGGCTACTAAACCGCCAGCATGTTCAAGAAGAATGGATTTTTGCTGGGCATCCACACTAAACAAGCCACGCCTTGCATCTCCAACCATTATAGCTGACAAAACTCTTTGCGGGTTATCGGGGTCTGACTTTAAAGCAGTCATTACCTTGCCGTATACACGGGCATTGATTAGTGCGTTACGCTTCTTGATAGCCGCGTTGACTTTTGCCTGTGTTGATATTTCCGTCTGGGCTTCCAAGATAAGTTTTTGTAGCTCAGTTTCTCCATCAACAGCCCCGCGTCCATCAATTTTTCTTTTGACAGATTTGAGTATGTCGTTGATTTCTTCTTTGGGTACTTGGATGCCACCGTCAATAGCAACCCTAAGAACCTCTGCTGCGCAAACTTGAATACTCATCCTCTGTAATTCCTATTCATACAAACTACACCAGCCCGTGTCATATCGTCATAAACTGTGTCTGCTTTTGTTACCAAGTCGTTAGCATCATCAATAGCATCAATGAAATCTTTAGGTATAACAAAGCCAGCATCTGCCATCTGGTCAACGTCATTCTGCAATAATTCATTCTCACGATTTAAAACAACAGGGTCAACGTCAGGTGGCGTTATGCCATCTTTATCCATTTCATCAAGAATAGGTTTTGCATCAGCATCTTCACCCAAGTTGTAATCGTGTATCTGTGACTCTTGCTGTAGCTTTACAGCCTCGGCCTCTGTCAGTTCGCCGCCATCGTATACAGGCATTGTGTTGGCATCTTCCACACGCCCCTCTACTGCACTCGTATTAAAGTCAATATACTCTTGATTATCTGCGGCCTCTTGCACTGCCCTTAAAAAAGAATCGTCATCCAAACCCTTGGGGTCTATGCCGAACTGTCTGGCTGCGGTTTCAAGCTGGGCTGCGTCCTCAAACGCTTGGACTTGCCCGACATCAGCATCGGAATATTGTTTGACACCATCTCGCGCCTCCAACTCAATCAATTCAAGTAAGTCGTTGATACCTACATCGTCTGGCACACCTTCCATTGCTGGCGGTAAAAAGCCTTCTTCTCTCGCCATGGTAAGCATATCGTCCAAGGTCTTTCCACCTGGTCTGACTTTTTCAGTGACTTTCTTTTTGCCGCGAACTTGTGTTGTTGCCGCTTGGTTTTTGTTTGCAATCCCCTTGTACCGAACACCAGCAGCCCGTTTAACTTCTGTAATAAGTTTTTCACCAGTCCATATTCCACCCATGTCGGATATGAATTTTAACAGTGACCGAGGTTCTTCTGCCTTTAATATCTTAGGAAGCGCCGTTCCCTTGCGCTGAACATCTGGGGTGTCTGGCTTGGCCTCTCTACGGGCAGTCACCTGTTCGCTGGTAATCTCTCCCGTGTCAGGGTCTACAACTCGTTCAACAGCAGCAACGTCTGGCTTGTCTCTGGCTATTCTTTCATTTGCGCGTTGAATCGTATCTTCCAAAGACTTGGCTTCAGTCTGCGCTATAAGCTGCCCTACTTGTATTGGTTGACCTGATGCGGCTTGGGCTACTGACCTTGCTAAAGCCTCGTCTTTTGCAGCGGACGCCTCGATTCTGTCGGAAAGTTTGCCTACACCGTAATGTATACCACCGCCTAAAACACCACCGAACGTCAAGTTTAAGAAGCTGTCCATCAAGCCATAGTCAGCGTCCATAGATGCAGCCATGCCAAAACCGTACTGTTCTGAAGCGGCCTGACCAATAATCAATGGCTCTAGTATAGCCGCACCAGCAGTACCGTTCACAGCGCCTGCGGCAAGCCTACCGCCAGCTTTGCCATACTTGGCTGTCATTCTGGCTGTCATTGTTGCCATTCTAGCCGCGCCAAGGGCGGGTATAAAACCACTTGCCACATTGAGTGGGTCAACTAAAGAACCAGCAAAACCAACACCAAACTGCGCTGCCATTAAACCAAAGCCGCCTTTTGACCTGGACAACGTAGAGTTTATAATTCCCCTTTTATCACTACGGTCAGCCATTATCTGCGCTAGACCTTCAGTGATACCTGTCTCATCAACTGTAATACCTTCACGATAAAACTGGCTTTCTGCCCATTCCTCTGGGGTCAGTAATTTTCCGGCCTTAGCCTTGCCATCATACTGTTCAAAAAATCTATTTGCTGCTGCACCAGGGTTGTAATAAAGGGTGTCATCCAAAGTTGCGCCAAGCACATCTAACGTGCCTACCTTTGAGTTACTGTAGTAGCTATCGTGAGAAGCTCTATCAAAACTCTGCTCTGGAATATACATATCAACCATTAGAATATTGGCCTTTGTGCCTGTGCCTTGATAACTTTAGTAGCTTCAATTCTACCCACACCGAAAACTGGACGCTCTTTGTCTAATAAATTAGCCTCATCAACATTTGCCTTTACGTCAGCAAAGTTAACCATGACAAACATATCCTGTGGCTTCATAACAGCCCCAGCGAAATCTTCTATTGGCGTCTTCCTCGGAACCATATTTCCATTCTGGTCTACCAGGTAAGCGCCTTGGTTGTCTGATGTAGTTACCCAATAGCCTGAGTTAGCCAACTCAGAAGCATACGCCTGTTCAGCTTGGGCTGGTGGCAAGTTTCTACTAAAAGGCGAATCGGCTGGCACATCTACGACAGAACCTAGGTACTCAGTATTAAATAAAGAACTTTGTAGCTTTTTAGATATTCCAGCAGCGTCAGAAGCCATGCCACTTGGAAAACGTAATGGCTTACCGTTCACATTACCAAAAGAAAACTGGCTACTTACAACAGCGTTGATTGCTTTAGTCACAGCGCCAGAATCGCTGATGCTTTTGTCTACTGATTTATAAAATAACGCGGTGTTAGTTATTATTGAGTTCATAGTCGTTGCGTGAAGCATCCGTGCTGATGTAGCACCTCGGCTGACCATGCCTTCTATTTGACCGCCAACGACACTTCCAGTGTAATCAGTATTCTCAGCAGCGACTAAGGCGGCTATGTCTTTACGCTCTGTAGGTGTAAACAGTTTTCCTAATGCTTCAACTGTAGCAGCTTGGTTGCCTTCGTAGGCAGCAAACATTTGTGCGTTGCCTGGGTTAGCGATAATCATCGAGTCCACAAGAGTAATTGCGTCTGACTTTATTAGATTGCGCATGATTCTGTTTTGGTCAGCAGGGCTGTATTTAGCTAAGAACTGTTGCGCAAAATCTGAACTATCTGCGTAGCCAACTTGTCCATCGTACTGAGTTTTGAATGTTTCTACTTGGGCGTTAGACAATATGCGTATATCGCCATCAGGAATATTCATAGCAACTTGTTTTTGTATAAGCTGCTTTGTTGTCAGGCTTGCTTCCTGGTCGCGCAAATCACTCCTGTTTGCAGACTGTAAAAAGTCAACTGGGTCGTTCTGGATGTTTTGCTTTCTGTTCGCCGCCATAGTGTTAAAAGCCGTAAGCGTTGCCTGCGCTTTATTTACTTCTTCTACAGTCGCGCCAGGGCGGGTTATTTCTTGTTTCAATGCCTGTTGGGCGTTTAGTATAGCGGCATCAGTCTTGTACTTTACTGAAGAATACAAAGCGCCAGCAGAAGAAATACCCTCTACTTCTGCCGCAAATTTCACTGCACCAGCCTCATCCCCTAAGGAATTAAAAAGCTCTACAGTTTCTTGAATATCATCAGCGGTGTCTTCGTCAGGAACTCCGTTAGACAAGCTTAGCCGTGACTTTATAGCCGATGTGTTGCTAGCTATCTGTGCTGTAACCATCGGCACACGGTCTTTAATTTGTGTATTAACTATACTCTCAAGAGATGTGCGCACCCTTAGGCTCATGCCTTCAGCAAAGCCAGTTCCAGCGCGTAAATCATCTAAGTTACTTTGCAGTTCTGCTGGGCTTTTATCGGCAAATGTTGTCGAATAGGATTCGATAGCTACACGCTCGTCTTCGCTAACTTTAATATTCCGCTGCGTTCTTAATGAAGTTACAATATTAAGGCGCTCATTATTTGGCAAGCCAGCAAGGGAAATGCCAATTTGTTCATCATCACGGGTGATTACAATATCGCCTGTTGACGCCTGCTTCATTGCCTCGTTGAACTCGTCTTCAGTTAGCATTGCGGCAAAAACCTCGCCAACTACGCGCTTTTTCTCAGTAGTAATAAAGGCTGACTGCTTCGTAGCGATGGCTGCTTCTAGCTGCGCTCTTTCAACTTCGGTGTAGCCTGTATTTTCACGAACAGATTTTTTGGCGTCTTCAAAATGCTGGTTGGAATTAGCTGAATTTATGCGAGTTGCCACATCCTCGGATACCGCGCCATTTCGCCAAGACTTAGCATTGTAACTTATTCTGTCGCCACTAAGCTGAGACTCTGCAATTAAATTATTGGCTTCGTTGCTGTATATCGCTTTTAACTCAGGGTCTGATGTTGTCGCATAGTCTGTCTTTAGCGCCGCGAGTCTTTTGTCCATCAAATTACCGCGAACGATTTTACCGTTGTTTGCTGCGGCCTGTTGCACAGTCAAAGAACCTTTTGTTAGCTGGCGTTGAAGCCTTGTCCTAACATCACGCTTTTGATTTGGTGTCAAATCCATAGCGTCTAATCTTTGTAACGCAGGGGTAGCTACTTGGTCATTGTACCTCTGCTTTGCGGCTGCTGTCGTTGTGTCTTGGTTTTGTTGTTTAAACTCATTCGTAGTCTGGAGAACTCCATCTTCAAACTCTGCCGCTGTTGCCTTTACTTCAGCTTGCTTTTCCATCATGCCGTACTTGAAAGCTACATCGCCAACTTGCTTTCCAAAACTAGCTAATGCTTGCCCAGGCGCTTCTAGCCCAGCCCCTGCGCGTGGGCCAAGCGAACCCGATGCCATCTTTACTTGCTGTTCGTATACTGGAATCTTTGGCATTACTACCTCACGCGCCTATGGTTGCTGCTTGCGTACCGCCAGCCAACAGGGATTGATATGAAGCCATTTTGTAGGCAGAAGATTTGGCGCGGCCAGTTGCGCGGGTTAATGCGGCTTCTGATGCTTTGGCTGCTTGTTCTATGTCGCCAGCATATTGTATTTTTAATGCGTCCATCTCAGTATTAAAATAAGAGTCTTCGGCAGCTTGCAGTGCGTTGCCTGACATTTGTACGCCAGAAGCAGCGGTTGCAACATTTGCAGTAGCAATCAGTCTTTCTGAGGACTGCCGCATATTTGCTTCTTGGTCAACTTTTTGTCGGGCTAATACAATAGCTTCGTTCTCTGCAACCTGTGCATTAAACTCAGCCGTTAGCCGTGCCTGTTTAGCAGCGGCTTGGTTGCCTTTGTAGCCCAGAATACCACCAAGAACTGAACCGCCTTGTGCCATTGCTTCAGCAGACATTACAACACCCTTGCCATGCGGTAATAGTCGCTACCGTCTGGCCCAAACTTGTACATAATACCTTCATCTTCAAATCCCATCCATCTGGCAAACCTAATCGCCTCTGGGTCGCCCATGTGAATACTAGCTTGCACACGATGTAAACTCGTTGTCGCCAGTATACTACTAAACAGTGTCTTAGCATACCTAGCTAGTGACAGCTTCCATTTCGGTGCATGCTTTGACAAAACAACCCAACCCTCGCCAACACCAGCCCACATCTCATGTATGCCACCAACCGCCACAACGTCCTTGTCGCCCATGATTGCATAGCCAACCACTTGTTGCCCGTTGTCAAACGCAGCCCTCATGCTTTCTGGGAAGTCAAAGTCAGTCTCAATGCTGTTAATAAGACTAGAGTTAAATGGCACAATCCTAAGCATCGAAAGTATTTGACCTCCGCATGATTGCCAGCACTGTCATAGGTAATGGCTGCGATTGCCTTACTAAAACCCGCGCATCAGTCTCGTATCCAGACGGGAAGTATATTTCTTTATCGCCCGTAAACAACGGCACAGCTTTATCCATAGCCATGCTACTGTCGCGGAACGGCAATCTGTCCAGGTTGTCTGTATCTGGCCCTAGTTCTGCACCGACTGTGTTAAAGAACCGTGCTGTCACGCCATGAATACGTTTTATCTTACCTTGCGCAACACCATCATCAGCGCCTGCCTCTAACCTTAGTGTCTCCACGGTTGAGGAGTATGAATAGCCTACATGTACCTTTGATGCTGTGCGGTCTAAAGTGATAGCGCCAGCAGATACTGTTCTGTCTGGGTGGGTTGCACCATCAGCCAGAATAGACACAACCTCACCCTCTAGGTGGTTTAGCCCTGTAATTGTGCTGGTAGCTGTGCTGTCGTAGGTAAGGCCACTGTCTACAAAAAACGCATCAGCCACATCATTTCCAAACTCAATGGTCTTGATAAACTCAATGTGGCGCACTGTGCTACCATCAATGGTACGTTTGACAGATACATAAACCTGGTCTTCCGCACCTGATGGAATAGCGGTGATACTTTCAACAATTCCGCTGCCGCCAATGGCGTGGTCATGCCATCCAACAGCAGCATTTGCACGGTCATAGGTAAGGCCAACTAAACGCCCATCACTATGCACAAACCATAAGATTAACTCTGGTTCCTGTTGCCATACCATATCAGTAAGACCGCCGCGTGGTATGTGGTCTGCTAGGATTGTCAAATCTATTCCCAGCAATCCATCAGTGTCCAAGTTAAATGTAATCTCTTTAACTTTCTCTTGGCCTTTCTGGATAAGAATAGTGCTGTTGCCAGCGCGAACTGGTCTAATGTCTGATGTTCCAAATGTTGTTTCACGCAGCACGTTTACATTTGTAGGTGTAACTGGCTGGGAACCTGTACCGCCTGACAGTGTAAATTCCGCACCTGTTGTTAAAACTTGCAAGAATCTAGCTGGCAATAGATGCCTAATAACATTAACGCTATCAGATGCAATCGTAAGGTTTACCGCGTCTGAATCTAGTGTGCCTGGTGTATGGTTTTCAAAGTCTGCCGATACACTGCCAAATATGGTCTGTGGCTGGCCTGTAGTGCCAGCAAAGTATAATCGTTGCTCATAGAAGCCAACAGCCCGTGGGAAGCCCTGGTCGCCGTTAAATGCACCTAATGACCACAGTTTAGTCGCGTTACTAGAACCAACCGTATGTTCTGGCAAAGTTGAAATGCCGATAGCATTAGTTTTTACTGTAGCGGTGACTACTGTTGCGCTTGTAAATCCTGTGATTACAACATAACCATTATCGTCATGCTGGTATGTCCACGTTAAAGCGCCGTACACCTCACTGCCCTCAAGATGAACAGGCGGTGTGTTACCAGAGGTTTGTGTGCTGCCAGTAGTGTGTTTGTAAACATGCCCGTTAAAACGAACTTTTACATTGTTAGCGTAGCTTTTTGACGCTTCCCATTCATCGTAATGAACTTCTAACACTTCTCTAAAACGTATGTACCTACCCACATCTGCGCTAGTAAACAAACTTGCAGAGGCTGTTATTGTTATTCCAGAGCCTGTTTGTGCTGAAGCATACAAAGTTGTAGTGGTGTCATTCTCATCAAGGTATGGCCCATCAACAAAGTCAATGTCAGCTATTGTAAAGCTGGTTGCTGTTGTTCTTGTTAGTTTTGCTGGCTCATGGCTTTTATGTGCTAGGTAAACAACATCAGCAGATTGCGTGTGATTTATCTCAAATACCTCTGTGGCGCTGTAAGTCGTAGTAACCTCTACAATTTTACCAGCAGTGCCAGCACTCCCATAAGTAGTAAACCCTGTGCTGTCTATGCCGGATAACTCAAATGTGTTTGTTGTTGCCCCTGCTACTGTAAATTCAAGATTATTCACTTCAGTCATACCAACCACTGATTTTATGAACACCCTGTCGCCGTTTGTGAACCCATGTGAATTAGCAGTCACAACTGCTGGGTTAGCCTTAGTAATCGCTGTAATTGTTTTTGTGGCTTCAGTCAGCAGACCACCATCTTTGTAGAAACGAATATAGTTTGCACCCATTTCTAAGACATACGCTTGCTCATCACTGAACTCAAAGTTCATCAAGCGAACCTTGCCACCGTCCTTGGAACGCCCAGAAAAAAATGTGCCTGGTCTGCGCGTTACACCGCCAGATGGGTACACCAACATATTGTTTAGCGTTTGCGCAGCCTCGTTATATTTCTGTAAATCAATACGGCCTTCTAGCTTTGGTGATATTTCACCAGCGCGAAAGTTCGTGACAATGCTGGATACACGGGCCATGTTACAACCTAAAGTTAGTAAAGGTGTCTGCGATTGGCTGTTCTGGGTATCCTTCCATAGCGTCTATTGACTTGGCTTCTCGTAATCTTTGCTCGTACAATCCCTGCATACCCTGGGCTAGAGTAGAACTGCCTGTAACCCCATAAGCAATTTCAGCAGCCAAACGGTGCGCTATTGTGGACGTTAGCAAGGAATCATACTGTTCTGTATCAGCCTCGCGGCCTATGTATATAATATTGCAGACATTCTCGTTAGACAAAATCTTGCGGCCTTCAATCTTATACATGACATTACTGTCATAAGCCGCAATCTCGTTATCCACACTGGTATCCCAGAATGACAAAAGCCGTAAGCAATACGGGTCTGTCGGTAGTGTGTACTGGAAGTTAAAACCAAATGCCGGAGTGTCAGTGTCTTGTGGTAATGACTTTCTGGTGACAGCTACGTTCCAGGGATGTGCGCGTAGCACGGAGTCTCGGATTAACTCAAAGTTTCTGTTACAAAGCCTAGCTTCTTTAGAGTTTTCTGTTAGGGCTGTAATAGTAGCAGCACCTAGCAAGTCTAGTGATTGGTTACATATATCAACAACTGATGGCATGGTTTACTAGCCTTTCAACTCTAATCAGTACGCCCTTGCTTAAATTCTTCTCGCCGCCCATAACAGGGCCACGTTTCCTGTATGCTTCTCTTGCTATAATCTTTAGCTTCTCTGTCGGTAACAATACCACAGTTTCATCATCAAGTATAAACGCCCAATGTGTTGCTTGTGTTGTAGCTATGCCACTTGGTTTGTTTCTACAAAAAAACTCCACAAACACATTTCCCGTCCGTGAAGCTACAAAATCCCTTTTTACCTCTATAGTGTTTCCACTGAGTATGCCGCCCAGCCATTGTTCAGCTATCTGACCTACTTCTAAATCCCAGCGGAAGTCTCCGCACGGCTTCATCATATCCCCTCCAAAAATGTATGGGAGGCGGCAGAACCGCCCCCCACATTGTTTAGTTTACAACGTACTGAATGACAAAGCCCATGTCACCAGCAGTTCCACCTGTTGCATTGAAAGTTGCGGCAACATAGTAGAACCCGCCTGGGTCAGAACTATCACCAGCCATTGTGTACATCTTCTGGCCTGTAGTGTTTAGGTCAGCGGCCTCGTAACGAAGTTCTGCTAATGCTGCGCCATCGGCAACAGAAGTAGCAAAGAAGTCCTCGTCCTTAACAGCGCCAGCATCTGTGTAGATACCAACATTGTATGTGCAGCTTCCACCTAAAGCATCAGTGCCTACTTGCAAAGATACAATGGATGCGTTGCTTGGAATAGGTGCAAGCATAACGATGTCATCGTCAGTGCTATCACCAGCAGCCAAGGCTACGTTTCCCTGAGCCACACGGATTACGCCGTGTAGTTCCTGGGCATCGTTAGCGACTTGAGGAGATGCCTCAAGATTCGCTACTAAGTCTGAGTTTTTAGTAGTCATCTTTTAGCTCCTATTAGTCAGGGGTTTCGTCACAGAAGATTTGGCAAACCTTGTTTTCTTCCATGCGCACCGCACCGATGCTCATGCAATAGTAAACCTGGGTTGCGTAACCTTTATCTGCACGCTCATCAATACGGGCAGAAATGTCTTTGCCCATACCTAATGTAAGACCATCTTCAGCCCACACAAAGCATGTGCGAACATCTGTGGCAGAAACAGCCAAGCGGTTCGACATGATGAAGCGGAAGCCCATGAATGTGTCCACATCGCCAGATACCAACGCCTTAACGGTGTTGAAGTCTGATGAAGTCACCTGAGTTGTTCCAAGCAAATCTTCAATCTGCTTTGGGCCAACTGCAATGTAACGTGGGATAGAAGGGTCAACGTCTGCTAGGTCTAACTTACGCTTTGCTTCAGTTAGCTTTGCAACGGTCAATCCATCGTTTGATGATGCTGAACCAACAGAGTTGGCTGTTGCATCTAGGGATGCTGAACCACTACCAGTTTCGCCTGTTGAGGCTGTGCCTGTTGCAGCGGCAATGATGACATCATCCATCGCACGACCCATAGCAGCCGCAGCAGCTTGGGCATATGATGAAGTCGGGTCAACAAGCATACGAACCTTATCTTGGTCATCAATCAGGTCTGCATACTCATAGTCAGCAAGGCTCAAACGTCTACGCCCGTGTGGGGTATCAATCTGAGGTGTGTCGGCATTTCTTGATGTACGAAGCTGCGCTGTCGCTACACCAATTTGGTCAATAAAGGCATTTTTGCCAATAACATTCTCAATACGCACCGCATCACGAAGACGAGAACCCATCTGCTGTGATAGCATCTGCACGTTCGCAGAATATTGTTGTACAAAGCCCGTGGTGATTTGTGATGACATATCATGTCTCCATTGTTTTCACAGGTTTAAGTTACAGTAATTGCGATGCGCTACCCTTGCGGACACTTCTAGGTTTTTTAGCTACCATTAAGCTATCGTCTTTCCGATTGTCTTTAGGACGGATTTCTCCGCTACCCTGCATGACCACCTCCCAATATTTGTCAAAGAGGAGGTCAGGATTCACTATGTCTCTCTGCGTACCAAACTCTAACGCAGTCCTTAAAACTTCAAGCCTTAATGAACGATAATCTAACTCATCCATGTATCTGGCTCATTAAATCAGAAACCCTTTTTACAGCTTGCTCACGGGCTATAGGGTTTTTCCTATCCCAATAAGCATGGCTCCTGTCATTCATAATCGCGTCAACCTCTGCCTGGGCAGAAGCTGGTGTCATTATACCCGACTGTGACATTTCTGCAACAGTATCTTCACTTGTAACGCTTTGACGGAAATCAGCAATCTTTGCAAAGGCTTTTATAAACTCAGGGTTATCGCCTAACTTTGAGCCATCCTGTAAGGTAAGGTTAAACATTTCTGGGTCAGCAAACTCTTGTGCAGCGCTGGAAGCGGCCTGTACTTTTTGTTCGTAAGCACGGCCCCACTCTTGCTTTAATACTGACTCAGTGTTTTCACGGGAAATCTCAACTTGTTCCATTGTAGCTGCACCTGATTGTTCTACAGTGCTTTTGTAGTAATCAAGTACACCCTTGGCTTGGTCAGGTGTAAGACGCAACTTATGCGCAATATCTGCGTAATTAGATGCAACTTCCTCTGTAATTATGTTCCCATCAACAGGAAGTTCATATCCTGTAGCTGCTTCTGGTGTTCCCAATCGGCTGTAAATCCTGTCTAAGTCCTCATCTGTAGGGTTTACTGGCATCGGTATCTTATCCGCGCCGATTAGTTTTTGCGCGTTCACATAGGAACGGGCTAGGTTTCCAACATCTTTGATGGGTGAAATGCTAGGGTGTCCACGCAATTCTTCTGGTATCAATTCTAAAAACTCGTTACCAGACCCACCTGATGCTACTTCTGCTGGTGTCTCCATGACAGTCGCAGTTTCTGGCTGGGCTACCTGTTCGACAGTTTCTTCTGACATTTATTCCTCTTTCATCATGTTATGGATATGAAGGATAACAGCACGTTTCCCTTCCTCAAATGCTGTAGCATTGGCATCGCCAGCTACATAACTAGAAGCACGATAGTTACACCTTGCCTCTAAGTCCTCTAAGACTTTGGTTGCGCCATC